AAGTATAGCATTTACTAAATTTTCAGAAGTTAGAACATTATCTGTATTCCAAGATACTTGTCCAGCTGTTGCTCCGTTATATAAAACTGCTATTGTTTGCCCGTTTATACCAGTAGAGCCGACATTAAAAGAGAAAGATGCTCTTACCTCTCCATAATTCAAATAGACTTCGTAATCATCTCCTATGAACCTTACTTGTCCGGGTAAACCAGGCTTAATTGATTCATCTATATAAGTTCTATCTAGGATTAATTTTAATCTTCCTCCGTTATTACTATCTCCTACTATTAAATTGCCACCAATAAAAGCATCAGCAGTTGTGCTTAATCCACTTGCTAGTATTTCGCCGTTACTTCCATTTAATTGAATAGAAGAATTACCGTTAATAGGTAATTTTATAGTGTCTGCTTTTATTGCACCTGTATTAATTTTTCCTGCTGGAAAATTTAATGTCTTATTCTGTATCGAAATACCAAATGCTGAATTTATAAGAAGTAATCCCTCTTGTAACTGTGCAAAATTGGCATTAGTAATAGAATTATTGACTCCTATGGTATTAGAAGCCAGGAGTTGTTTTATCGTGATTTGATTAAGTTCCTTCATCCCGGACTATTTTGTTTATGATATATATCCGGATGAATAATATCAATCTTATCTCAGGAGGGTTTCTACTTCTTTATAGTAGTCTTTGAATTTATTAGGAAAAAACTCAATCAGCTCTTTTATCTCTCTATTAGAGATTTCATTTTTTTCTTTTATGAAATCTATGATCTCTTCCTTGTATTTATTTTCTGATTTTTCTTTCTCTTTCTTAAGAGTCTTGGTCCAAATCCAAGAGGGTGTAGTTTTATGCTTGTGTGTTATAAATACTTTCCAGAAGTCAACAACTTTTGCAGGATTTATTTTTATATGATTAAACGAATTAGCTTGTAAAGGATATGCAATAGAACATATCCGGTTTATCATAAATAGATTTCTAGCTTTATCCCTGTCTGGAATTTTATCCCAGTTCTTAGAATGAAAAGCTTTAATTATATCGAAAGGATTATTCATATTATTTAAACAAATCAAATGGATCAAATCCTCTAGGCGGTGTTGACTCTTTAGCCCATGGTGAATTATCAATCATTTCTTTTTTATCAATCTTAACCTGAGATTTTTCTTTTGCATCTAATTCTTGTACATGTGATCTAAGGCCTTCGACTATATTGTGTGGTAATGATTTACTGTTTAACCAAACTAATCTAGCATTCTCTTCGTAGAATTTTTTAAATTGCTCTCTGTTTTCTTTATTATCTGTCTGTGATATGAGCCTTAACGATAATCCAGATACCCATCCAAGAAAATCTTCATTATCCCAGATTTCTTCTAGACTGAATTTAGACCATTCAGTTTCCACATAAATATCCCATATTTTTTGTGCTTTGCCTTCTGCTATATTAGAATTCTTACCATTCTTTGTTTTGTAAGGAAAAACACCAGGAACATCATCTTTTTTATCCCCCATAAGGATTTTTTTGAATACGTATTCCTTTACATCAATTTTTTCAACAATACATGAAGATATTAATTTATCTAATTTATCGTCGTTAGATCCTGAAGCTGGTGTGACATCAAAGATAGTTGGTTCTTCAACCTTACTGATAGCCCAATCTTGTGATACTATCAATTTATTGTTTTTAGAATTGCTGTTCCATATACCTGTCCATCTTTTACCGTTGTATTCTACAAGTTGGTGCATATCTTTATCTCCACTTATTACTAAAACACAATCTTCAGAATCTTTAAGATAATCAGCCCAAGCCCAAATTAGATCATCACCTTCTGCACCTTTATAAGAGCTATAAATAAATCCACTCTCTTCTAAATATTCTGAGAATTCGTCCATGAGTTTAAAGAAAGATCCCCAATCAACTCCTTCACTTTTTATTCTGCTCTCTTTATATACACTTCGTGTTATTTTGTAATCTTTTCTCCAAGATCTAGAGTCTTTACAAAACACTATTCTATTTATATTAGGTATTTGATTTAGCGCATAGCATAAATCAGTTATCACCTTTCTCACAAACATATTTCTTTCAGCCTCCGAAGATAAAACGTCTCCTGGATTTTTGCTACCAAAACCAGAAAAGATTCCGAACGTCTTGTGAAATATGTAGTTCCCGTCTATTAATACCGTTACCATATTTTAAAAATCTTCATTTGTTATCATTGTATCATAGTCTGAAAATTTAAAAAAATCCCTTTCGTCTGCTAAAAATCTTCTTTCGACATCATCAGCATCGTTCCTTTCTGCTAATCTTTTTTTCCTAATATCTGCGGGTGGATTCAAATAAATAACAAAAGCCTCATCTCTAAATGATTTAGGTAAGCTTTTAATGCCCGCTGGACTAAGAATGAAAAGATTTTTTATAGAAAACTCGCCTTTAGATATTCCGTATCTCCAGCCATTAAATTCTTGTAGTTCTAGAAATATTTCTTCGTTGGATTTAAAAAAATCTTCATTTCTATAATAATAATCTATTCCTTCTTCTTCTCCTTCTCGTGGGGGTCTACTAGTAAAAGACACTCCATATTCGAATCCTTTATTTACCATTTTCTTTCTTAGAAAATCTTTTCCTGATCCGCCTGGTCCAACTATTATAATTTTACCTTTCATATCTCTTATTTTGTATAGTATACTACTCGTTAAGTGAGAAAACCTAAGTTAACGAGTAGTATACTACTCATTTGTTCATTGCTCCCTGTAAACTGAATACCAATGCTAATAAACTTGTGATAGGGTCTATGACTTGACTTCTTTCTGCCTGGTGCTTAGCACTAAGAATTATTATATTAGGAATAAGACTTAGCTTACCAGGATGCTTCTCCGTCAGCCAATTTATAAATTCAGAATCTAACGAAGACATAGCTTCGTCAACCTTTCCTGAATAATGTCCAATAATGTATTGGTAATTCTTTAAAGGATCAGGTGAGCTCATTATAAGATTAAAAAGATCTTCGTGATCAAATAGAGCCTCATTAATTTTTTGTTCAGTAAGATCAGTCACACCATCAATATTCCATCTTTGAATTGTATTCAAAGCAGATCTCATATCTGGAAAATATTTTTTAGTGAATAACTCTAATGTTCTGTCATTATGAGCTATTTCCATAGCTGAAAGAATTTTAGAAATTCTTTCTTGCCATTGTGTTTGTATCTCGACCTCTTCCTCTTTAGATACTGGATCAAAATCATAGACTTCAAATCTTGATTTTATAGCATCTGGTATTTTGCTTATATAATTACATGTAGCAACAAATCTTGTTGTCTTAGCATATTTCTCAATTGTACCTCTTAAAGCTTTGTAGAACTGATCCGATGCACCGTCAAACTCATCTAGTACAACTATCTTTATTCGATTCTCTCCGTCAAGGATAGAAACAGTAGAACAGAAATCGTGTACCTTAGTTCTTATTGTTTCAACTGAGCTCTCATCAGATACGTTTATAAAAATGTAGGGATGATTCTTTATCAGAATTTTAGCCATACTAGTTTTACCTGATCCTGGTGATCCAGCTAATAAAACATTTTGTTGAAGTCCGTTCTCGAATGATCCTTTGATCCTTTCTGGAAGGATCATATGTTTTAGTTCTTTAGGTCTTAATTTTTCTGTTAATAATTCTTGTATCATTTATTTACATTTTTCTTTTAAATCGTCTGCTTGGTCTTTATCATGTCTAATCTCTACAAATCTAGGTAAAAATAATGACCAGTTGTTATTCTTGTCGTTAATTATTACATTATATAAAACTGAGCACACTTTGTTTATATGTGAATCTGGATCTTTGCTTAATTCTTGTAAATCCAAATCTGTAAATCCTGAGCCAACTTTTACCTTAAGTGTTCCTGATAAATCCTCACAGATGAATCCTCCAATGAATCCTTCTCTCTTTCCTTCTCCTGGATACCAACCAGTGATTACAAGATCGCATTCATTTACTTCTTTTAGTTTAATCCAATTCTTAGATCTTTTACATTCGTATACATGTTCGGGATTTTTAAGGATAACCCCCTCACCTCCATTATCTACGATATTCTTATAGTAAGCGTAGATGTCTTCTTTTTCTGTAGTCAAGAAAGAATCTGCAAGGGTAAGTGAAGTCGTCTTATATGTACTAAAAACACCTTCTAGCGTAGACCTTCTGATACTAAAAGGAATGATACCTTTACCGGTCTTAAGAGTATCTGCATCTTCCAAATCAAATACATTATAGATTAGCTCATCCCCTATGGAATTCATAGGTTTACCCTTCAACATTTGTGTGACCTTTCCAGAGACGCTCTTTCTATTTAGATCTGTTAATTCACCATCAAAGAACCAATCCCCAGGTAATCCTGAATTTTTTATTAAAGTCAGACATTCGTTTCCTATTTTCTCCAAATATTGGTTTGGTATTTCGTTAAATGCTCTTGTATAGAATTTAACTTCGTTTCCAGATACAAAAGCTATTACGCGTACACCGTCGTATTTTTCTTCACAGATAATATGACTCCATTTTTTTATCTCATCTTCGTCATCTTGTGCTAACATTAAACTAGGATCCGGTATAACTTCTTTCCCGAAAGATTTATTAATAAGCTTAGCACCTATTCCGATATTTAATCTTTTAGTTATTACCTTACATAGGATTTTTCTTTCGTCTAATGAAAGGGGAAAGCAATTAACTAATTCGAAAGCTTCTTCCCTGAATTTATCGTTTGCTGCCGGTGCTATAAAAAGCCTTTCTGTTAGATCCTTGAATCTCTCAAATATATTTTCGTCGTCGGAAACTAGATATGGGTTTTGGTCTAAAACCTCAAGTTTATGTAACTTTGTAGTCAGAAAAGGATCTAAAGCTACCTTTAGAAGATATTCTAACTCTTTAGAATAGTTATTCTTAATTAAATCCTGCTTGATCTTTTGTGATCCATTTCCTGTCGAGGATTCAATTTCTAGTAAAATTTTAAGTTCTTTTTGCATCCGATGTATTTTAAACAAATGTAGAAATACCTACTAAATAATAAAAACGATTTCTATTATTATACTTGTTATAAAATACTAAGTTTCTTAAAGAGATGCTTATTCACCACCTGTTGCTCCAGCTTCTGGTTCTGCTCCTGTTGCCGCTTCTGCTCCAGCTTCTGCTCCTGTTGCTCCTGTTGCAGCTTCTTTCCCTTCTTCTTCAGCTTTTTTAACATAAAATTTGTTCATCTTAATGTCATCATTAGTAAGATCTAACCATCTTTCAATAAGATAATCTTGATTAAAGTACTGAACCTCTTCCTCATTTATTGTCTCCTTTATTTCTCCTAAAGAAGTGACAAAGTCTACTTTCTTGATTAGCTGTTCGATCTCTCTAGATTCACCAAACATGTTATCACTCTCGAACTTAACACCTATCTGACTTCTAAATTCTGCATCGTCTTTAAGATGTGGAAATTCTAAACACATTTGGATCCATAACGGTTTAATCATAATCTCCTGGAAGATTGATCTTAATCTTGTTATAAATTTAGAGAATCTGACTTCGTCTCTTTCTGCACCATCTGCACCCGCTTTAAATGTATTGCTACTGCTAACTCCAAATCTGGAAGAGAATCTATTATATGGAATTTTAGAATCTTGTCTTAATTTATTATAGAAATAAACCACTGAATCCATAACGTTCAAGTTAGGCCCTTGTCCGTTAATAGTCTCGACCTTTACTGATTCACCTCCACTTTGAGGAAAAAGATAATTCTTATAGAATTGTAAATCCGGTCTACCATTTATAGATAATTCCCCTGATGTAGTATCAAGTTTAATATCCTCTTTATAAACTGACATAAGTTCACCTAAAGTCTCTTTGGCTTTCTGTGGAGCTTTACTTCCGATAGGAACTGTCATTTTAATTCTATACTGAGCATTCATTACGTTCCAGATAATTCTTGAATGTTCCATAATCTTAAGTAAATTGAAAGATCTAATTAATCTTTCAGTATAAGATATTCTTGAAACAGAATTTGCTTTAGAATATGAAATATAAATAACCTGTGCATCCAATAATCTTCTTTGTCTAGTTGTTTCCCCGTAGTACTGCCACCAGATAGTTTCCCTTGTGCCATCAGCTTTTTTCTCTATAGCAGGAGTAAGACTCACAGCATCTAATTCTTTAAATCCTACAATTTCTTTTCCATCGCTTGAATAAATTATTTCAAATGCTAAGAATCCTTCAACAATTAATTGTCTAAAATATTGCCATCCCGTTATTCCATTACAGAAATTGTGTAGTACATAAAGTTTTCTGAAATTACCCCTTAAAGATTTTAGTACATCGTCCTTTAATTCCATATTAATGGTCGAAGGATGACAGAAGAAGTTCTTCTCATCATATACTATACCTTCGTCACAGAT